TCGTAAACCTAAAGCACTGGCGGCACTTGTAAGAAATTGTGTTAATATGTTTGGTGACTATAATGTAGGTATGGTTGCAACAAATCATACGTATGCATCACAAGATATGTTTGATCCTGACGATAAAATCTCAGGTGGTCAAGGATTCATCTATGCGAGTTCGATTGTTGTAGCAATGAAAAAACTAAAACTAAAAGAAGACGAGGCAGGTAATAAAATTTCAGAAGTACGTGGTATTAGGGCGGCTTGTAAAGTTATGAAAACTCGTTATGCAAAACCTTTTGAAGGTGTACAAGTAAAAATTCCATATGAAACAGGAATGGATCCATATAGTGGTCTAGTTGATTTCTTTGAATCAAAAGGAGTTCTTGTTAAATCTGGTAACAAACTTGCGTATACAACTTCATCAGGAGAAATTATGTCAGAGTTCAGAAAGAATTGGACAAGTGATAAACTTGATGTAATTATGAAGGAATGGGGAACTAAAGATTTTGATGATGAATCAGAAGAATTAGAACCAATAGAAGAAAATGAACAAATAAAAGAGGAAGCATAATGGCTTTTTATAGTACAAAAACATATGGGCATAATATTGGTTTAAGTGCGGTGTTTAGACAACCTCTGGCACATTCACACTGTAAACTATTACATGGTTATAGTTTATCTTTCAAATTTACATTTGGTTGTGATGAATTAGATGAACGTAATTGGGTAGTAGATTTTGGTGGTCTTAAACCTTTAAAAGCATGGCTTGAAGAAACGTTTGACCATAAAGTTGTAATTGATGTAAATGATCCTAAGAAGAATGATTTATTATTACTAGAGACTAAAGGTCTGGCTAGTATTGTACAACTTGATGGTGTAGGTGTTGAAAAGTTTGCTGAACATGCCTGGCGAAAGGCAAATGATTTGGTAGATAAAATGACAGATGGACGTTGTAAATGTGTTAGTGTAGAGTGTGCAGAACATGGTGCAAACTCGGCAATTTATGAGGTGTAAATGTGTCTTCTATTGATATCGAAACAGTATTTGAATTATGGGAAAGAATTAAACCATGTATACCTGCTAAAGACAAATTAGAAGTTGCAGAAATATTTATTAAAATTTCTGACGAGGCAGGTGTAATAAAAGAAGATATAGAAGATTTAGTATCTCAGGATAAAATATTGGAAGAGGCATTCGACCGATATTATGAGGATGATTATGAAGAAGAAGAGGAATGGTAGTTCATGAATTGGTATAGTGAAGTCGTAAAAGATTGGAGTAAGATTCCTGATTGTGTTGATTATTATAGCAAAGAACTTTTAGATGCTAGAAAAGAAGTCAGTATATATGGGAATGTAGAAAAGAATGCTACAAATTTACCTTCATATGTTGAATTACGTTTTGCACAACTACAAGAACTTGAAGCCATTTTAGAACATCTTAATATACAATTAAGAAAGAAACGAAGTGAATATTTAAGAAAGTATCTAGAAAATTACAATAAAGCACTTAGTAGCCGTGATGCAGAAAAGTATGCTGATGGAGAACAAGAAGTTGTTGCAATATCAGAACTAATAAATCAAGTCGCTTATACAAGAAATCAGTTTTTAGGTATAACTAAAGGGTTTGAAATTAAACACTTTCAGTTAACTAACATAATTAAACTGAGGGTTGCAGGAATGGAAGATGCTGAAATAAACAATAGACATTAATAATTTATTATAATGGTTAAATAAGAGAGCCATTGTATAGAGGATAGGAAGAGGAAATGACAAAAATTCAAGTAGAAAAAAGGGACGGCAAAAAAGAACCGTTAGACTTGGAAAAAATGCACAAAGTAGTTATGTTTGCTTGTGAAGATATAGCAGGCGTTAGTGCAAGTGAAGTAGAATTAAAATCTCATATACAGTTTTACGATGGCATAAAAAGTGTAGAAGTTCAAGAGACACTAATTAAGGCGGCATCTGATTTAATCTCGGAAGAAACTCCAAACTATCAATGGGTTGCAGGAAATCTAGTTAATTACCATATAAGAAAAATGGTATATGGTGTTTTTGAGCCTTGGCATATTCTAAAGGTTGTAGAAACAAACGTCAAAGAAGGCTTTTATGATTCAGCATTACTAGAAGATTATTCAAAAAAAGAATGGAATGAAATTAACTCATATATAAAACATGATAGAGATTTTGATATCGCATATGTAGGTATGGAACAGTTTCGTGGTAAGTATCTAGTACAAAATAGAGTTACTGGAAGATTATATGAAACACCTCAGATTGCATATATGCTTATTGCGGCCACATTATTTAGTTCATATGATAAAAATATTAGATTGAAATATGTAAAAGATTACTATGATGCAATTAGTAGCTTTGATATTTCTTTACCAACTCCTGTTATGGCAGGCGTAAGAACACCACAAAGACAATTTTCGTCTTGTGTTTTAATTGAGACAGATGACTCGCTTGATTCTATAAATGCTACCTCAAGTTCAGTTGTTAAATATGTTTCACAAAAAGCAGGTATCGGTATTGGTGCAGGTAGTATTCGTGCTATCAATTCACCAATTCGAAATGGTGACGCCAGTCATACAGGAGTTATTCCTTTTTATAAACTATTTCAAGCAAGTGTAAAATCTTGCTCACAAGGCGGTGTACGTGGTGGAGCGGCAACTTTATATTATCCTATTTGGCATTATGAAGTTGAAGACTTACTTGTTCTAAAAAATAATAAAGGAACAGAAGATAATCGTGTACGACATATGGACTATGGTGTACAGTTTAATAAACTTATGTATGAAAGATTAATCGCTGGTGAGAATATTACTTTATTCTCTCCAAGTGATGTTCCTGGCCTCTATACGGCCTTCTTTGAAGACCAAGATAAGTTTAGAGAATTATATGAAAAAGCAGAACGTAATACGAGATTAAGAAAGAAAACTATTCCTGCATTAGAATTGTTTTCTATTTTTATGAATGAAAGAAAGAATACAGGAAGAATTTATTTGATGAATGTGGATCATGCAAATGACCATGGTTCATTCTTACCAGAGAAAGCACCTATTAGACAATCAAATCTTTGTTGTGAAATTAATTTACCAACTAAACCATTAACATCTACTAGTGATAAAGAAGGTGAAATTTCATTATGTACTTTGAGTGCTATTAATTGGGGTAATATCAGAACACCAAAAGATTTTCAAAAGCCATGTGATTTGGCAGTAAGAGGACTTGATGCATTATTAGATTATCAAAAGTATCCAGTAATAGCGGCTGAGATATCAACAAACAATAGAAGACCTCTTGGTATTGGTATCATTAACTTTGCTTATTGGTTAGCTAAGAATGATACAAATTACTCAGATCCTGATTTAGAATTAGTTGATGAATGGGCAGAGGCATGGTCTTATTATCTTATTAAATCATCTAACGAATTAGCAAAAGAAAAAGGTGCATGTCCAAAAAATTTAGAAACAAGATATGGTAATGGAATAGTACCGTCAGATACACGTAAAACAGATGTTGATGAATTAGTCAAACATAAAGAAAGAAGAAAATGGAAAGAATTACGTAAGAGTTTAAAAGAGCATGGTATTCGTAACAGTACATTAATGGCTTTGATGCCTGCGGAAACATCGGCACAGATATCAAATTCAACCAACGGTATAGAACCACCAAGAAGTATGGTTAGTGTTAAACAATCAAAACATGGTGTTTTAAAGCAAGTTGTACCGGGAATTTACAAGTTAAAGAATAAATACGAGTTACTATGGGATCAAAAGTCTCCAGAAGGATACTTAAAGATTATGGCTGTTTTACAGAAATACATAGACCAAGGTATTAGTGTAAATACAAGTTACAATCCTATCTTCTTTGAAGACGAAAAAATACCAATGAGTGTAATGTTACAACACCTTATTATGTTTTACAAATATGGTGGTAAACAGTTATACTACTTTAATACCTTTGACGGTCAAGGTGAAATTGACACTAGCCAAGAGGGTATGAAAACAAGAGAAGAATTCGACACAGATGAGCAATATGAAGATTATTGTGAAAGTTGTGTTATATGAAATGGAGTAAAGAAAGTACAATTTGCTATAGACCTGATTGGAATACAAACAAATTAAAATTATATCTTAGTTGTAATCATACAGAAGAATTAGATGTAAACTCAGTAGATAATTATTTTAATAACTTTGATAAGATATATAATTATGTAGATTTGAAAGTATCTAGCAAAGTAAGGTTTGAAGATTATAAGAAGTTTTTAGATACTCAGGTCAAAAGAATGAATCAAAGTATGTGTATGTTACATATTTCTAACAATAATCTAGAAGAAGATTTATATGATAATGCTCTTTGGTTAGATATTGTTCAATATTTGGTAAATAACATATATGCTGATTGGTTCTTAGAAATAGCAAATAAAAGAGAAAAATTAAGTTATAATCAAGTTGATTCTAGATTATTAAATTTTTATAAAAATAGTTCTAATCTGAAATATATGTCAGTTAGACAAGAGATATACGATACTAGTGAAGTTAATAATGTGAACCAAATAATTGATGCACGTATTGATTTCAAGGACAAATTAGGAAATATTAAGATAGTATAATAGGAAGTAGGAAGCAAAAAAATGTCAGTTTTTAATTCAGAAAATAAAGCGGATCATACAAAGGCGTTAGCATTTTTAGATCCATCAGGTGGCGTAGCTATTCAAAGATATGATATGCTAAAGTATAAACAGTTTGATAAACTAACAGATAAACAGTTAGGTTTTTTCTGGAGACCAGAAGAAGTTGACGTATTAAAAGATGCAAATGATTTTAAAAACTTAACAGAACATGAAAGACATATTTTTACTTCAAACTTAAAAAGACAAATTCTTTTAGATTCAGTACAAGGTAGGGCACCAGTTGAGGCGTTTTCTCCTATTGTTTCTATACCTGAACTAGAAGCCTGGATACAAACATGGACATTTAGTGAAACAATTCATTCACGTTCTTATACACACATCATTAGAAATGTTTATGCAGACCCATCAAAAGTATTTGATGAAATGATGGACATTAATGAAATCCTAGATTGTGCAGATGATATTTCTAAAAATTATGATGAACTAATTGAAATGACAAGTTTTTACAATTTATTAGGTGAAGGTACTCATACTGTAAATGGTAAAAAGGTAAAAATCTCAAAATACGAAATTAAAAAATCTCTTTATAAAACTCTTATGAGTGTTAATATCCTTGAAGGTGTACGTTTTTATGTTTCCTTTGCATGTTCATGGGCATTTGCAGAATTAAAGAAAATGGAAGGCAATGCAAAAATTATTAAATTAATTGCACGTGATGAAAACTTGCACTTGGCAAGTACTCAAACACTCTTAAAAATACTTCCAAAAGATGATCCAGATTACATCAAAATTGCAAAAGAAACAGAAGAAGAATGTATTAAAATGTTTGTAGATGCAGTAGAACAAGAAAAAGCATGGGCTCAGTATTTGTTTAAAGATGGTTCAATGATTGGTCTAAATGCACAATTACTTGATAATTATATTGAGTGGATTTGTTGTAAACGTATGACCGCAGTTGGACTAAAATGTCCATATAAAGTAACACAAGCTAACCCATTACCTTGGACACAAAAGTGGATTGCAGGTGCAGAAGTACAAGTGGCTCCTCAAGAAACTGAAATTTCAAGCTATGTTATTGGTGGTGTTAAACAAGATGTTGATAAAAAGACATTTGGTGGTTTATCTCTCTAACGACTCATACGAATCATCAACCAAACAAACAATATAATACATAAAAATGTAAATACACCGTAGGCCATCCCTATCAAAAATGAAAACTGGTCTATTTCTTGGACTATATTCCTCATATTGTATTTATAAAAGCCAGGGATTCCAACAAAAAATAAAACTTGACAGGTCCTCCGATTTATGATATTCTATATCCTAAGAAAAGGAGGTACTATGTTTAATTGGTTAAACTTGAGTACAAAAAAATCTTTTTCACAAGAAAAAGGAGAAACGATGAAAACAACTAAACAAACAAGACTAGTTAATGCTCTTAAAGATGGAGAGGCTTTAACGGAATCAGCAATGAAACACAGATTTTCTATTGCTAACCCTAGAGCGACAGTATCCGCATTGAGAATGAAAGGATACGCCATATATGCTAATAAAAGCAAAAATGGTAAAACTATCTACAAAATGGGAGCTCCTTTAAGAAGAGTCGTAGCCGCAGGTTACAAGGCTCTAGCTAACGAAAAGGTGTTTGGGTAAACAATAACTTGTGTCCCTGGCCCGATGATTTGCCAGATTGGGAAGATTGTCCCATATGTGGTGAACCAATCGATGAATGCGATTGTTTCTGGGCCAGAGACAACTATATGACTAGAAAAATCAAAATAAAAATTACAGACGATAAAGAATTCTCAGAAGAAAAAGAAGGTTTAGGATTAAAGAAAGTATTCAAATCTGTGGCAGGATCCGCTCCTAAAGGAACTACCAGATTAAGAGTAGAATATACTAATAGAAAAGGCACACCAGTAAATCGTTGGGTAAAAATGCCGAAAAATAACGACTAAAAATAGGTCGAAAACTTGACAGAATCGAGAATCGTGCTATTATAATTAAGTAATCAAGAGAGAGGTACTTAATATGGCTTATATTTCAACAAACGAAGTTAAAGAAGTTCGAAACGCACTTAAAGAAAAATTCGGTAAAAATCTAAAATTTTCAGTAACACGTGACCATCATTCAAGTGTAAGTGTTTCTATTATGGAAGGTAATATAGACTTCTTTGATGGAGACTTAGATATAACTGACAAGTATAATGGTCGAGTTACAAAGTTCGATGGTCATTCTCAAATCAATCATTATCATACATATCATTATGGTAAGTATGAACAGTTATTTAATGACATTAAAGAAATTTGTCATACTGCTCCTGCTAATGCAGAAGGTGGACGAGCATATTATGATAACTCAAATGCAATGATTGATTATTTTGATACTGCATTTTATGTACATATCAATGTTGGTAAATGGAATAAGCCTTACGTTCTTAAGGCGGCTTAATTAAAAGGTAAAGTAAAATGAATTTGTCTAAATCTAAGACCTTGGAAAGTGCCCTAAATCTTGGGCATGAGGTTTTTGTAACCTATCGTGAAGATACTAAGGAAATTGTAGACTGGTATGTATTCGGTGAAGGACTTGCAAAAGGAAGTGCAGAAATGCGGAATTGTAAACAAGGTCCAGAAACTCATAATTATGCAAGTTGGCAAAAATATGTTGTAATTAGAGACAATTATAATCAACATTTGGCTAATTTGGAAGAAATCGAGAAAAGGTTGTAATGGTCAAAAACTTGACAAATATCAGAATCATGATATTATGTTTACATAATGATTAAAAAGAAAGGTGAGAATATGAGTGAGAATCAGTTCGTAGCACAAATCAATAAAGGTTTGTATAGAAATCAAAAAGTAAAAGGTGCTTTTCCAGTTGTTTCAGAATTGAAACAAGCTAAAGACGGTAGTTGGTTTATTACTGTTAATGCACAGGAAAGCAAATTCAAAAAAGATAAAATCAGGGTTAAAGTAGATCCTGAAAATGTTACAGTTTCAGAAGGTTCAGTAGAATCAGTAAATGAAACTGATGAACAAGCAATGAACAGGATTGCTGAAAGATTTAAAATTTTAGATGAAATGACCGAGGCAACAATCGATGGTCTTGTTAGAGGTATGGTAGTTTCAGGCCCTCCAGGTGTTGGTAAAACATTTGGTGTTGAACAAGTTCTTGAAAAAGATTCGTTGTTTGATATGATGGCTGACAAGCCACTAAGGCATACATTTGTAAAAGGTACAATGTCTGCTATAGGTCTTTATTCAACTCTTTACAAATACTCTGATCCTAAGAGTATTGTAGTACTAGACGATTGTGATAGTATCTTGTTTAATGAGGATGCTCTTAATATTCTTAAGGCGGCTCTTGATAGTGGTAAGAAGAGGAAGATTTCTTGGAACTCTGACTCACACTTCTTGAGAAGGGAAGGTGTTCCTGATACTTTCGAATTCAAAGGTTCAGTTATCTTCATTACAAACTTAAAGTTTGATAACATGAGAGCAACTAAAATCAAGGATCACTTACAGGCAATTCTTTCAAGGTGTCACTATCTTGATTTGACAATGGATACTGCTAGAGATAAGATTTTGAGAATCAAGCAGATTGCAAGAGACGGTGGTCTATTTGATACTAAAGGTCTTACTAAGGATCAAGAAGTTGAAATTATCAACTTTATGGTTGACAATCAAAAGAGACTTAGAGAAGTTTCTTTGAGAATGGCTCAGAAAATCGCAGACCTTAGAAATATGTCTAAGACAGGCGACAGATGGATGTCATTAGCGGAATCAACTTGTATGAAAAGAGTCGCATAAAAGGTTAAACAGGTTAACTAGGTCATTCAGGCCTAGTTGCATTGGACAGATTGGGTTTCTCTCACTCGCCCAATCTGTCTTTTTTTATTTGTACTATTGCATTTCCAATATTTTTGTGTTATAATCTATATATTATGAATATTGAAGAAACAAAAAGTAAGATTATTGAGAATCTAAAAGGTGTACAGGATCCTGAAATGGGTTGTGACGTTTATAATCTTGGATTAATTTATGATATTATTGTAGGAGAAATGGCAGATGGTAAAAAATACAGTAATATTACAATGTCATTAACAAGTGCATTTTGCCCTGCGGCTGATATGATAGTTAATGATGTTAAGGGTGCGGCTTTAACAGTGGAAGATGTTATCGATTGTAAAGTAGAAGTAACATTTAATCCTCCTTGGGATCCTTCTAGATTAACAGAAGAAGGTCATGCTTATTTAAATTACATGTATTCGGATCGTATGGATTAATGAAAAATTGTATTATTAATATTAAAGATGAAGTGAATATCAAACTGGAAGGTTTGGATCCTTCTACACGTAGAAAGTGTTCTAATAAACTTAAGTTCTTTTTGCCTCATGCATATCATATGCCGGCTTATAAACTTGGTAGATGGGATGGAACAGTTAGGTTTTGTGATGTTGGTGGTAGAACATTCTTAAATTTGTTAGATGATATTCTTCCTATTATTGTACAGGAAGGCTATGATGTAAAAATTAATGATACAAGAGAAAAACATGATTTTGTATTTGAAAAAATAAAGGAAGATTATTGGGGTGATGCAGTATGGCCAGCTGGACATGTATCAGAAGGCCAAAACATACGTTTAAGAGACTATCAGGTAGATATAGTGAATAAGTTCATAGAACACCCTCAATGCTTACAAGAGGTCGCCACTGGCGCAGGAAAGACTATAATAACAGCCACTTTAAGTTCACTTGTAGAAAAATATGGTAGAACAATAGTCATAGTACCAAACAAAGATTTGGTAAGACAAACATTTGAAGATTACGAAAACTGTGGCTTAGACGTTGGTGTATATTTTGGTGATAAAAAAGATATCGGAAAGATGCATACAATCTGTACTTGGCAAAGTTTAAATTCTTTATTAAAAAGAACAAAGACAGGTGATGGTGATATTGATGCTTTTATTGAGGATGTGATATGTGTTATGGTTGACGAGGTTCATCAGGCTAAAGCAGAAGTATTAAAAGACTTACTCACAGGTGTATTTTCTTATATTCCTATTAGGTGGGGACTAACAGGAACCATACCAAAAACAGATTGGGAGTCTGCATCTTTAAGAAGTTCACTAGGAGAAGTAATTAATAGATTAGCGGCAAAAGAATTACAAGACCAAGGTGTATTGGCAAAATGCCATGTTAATGTTGTACAAACTGGTGAAACCGCAGATTATCCAAATTACCAAAGTGAGTTAAAATTTTTATTAGAAGATAAATCACGTATGAAATATGTGGCAAATATGATTGAAGAAGTATCTAAAACAGGTAATACTTTGGTACTTACAGGAAGAATTAGTAATGGTAATCTATTACAAGAACTATTGCCTGGTTCTGAATTTGTCCAAGGATCAATGAAAGTAATTGATAGAAAAGAAACATATGACGATATAAATGAGGCAACTAATTCAATAACTATTGCTACTTATGGTGTGGCGGCAGTAGGTATTAATATACCAAGAATATTTAATCTGGTACTACTTGAACCAGGTAAAAGTTTTGTTCGTGTTATACAATCAATAGGTAGAGGAGTTCGTATAGCAAAGGATAAAGATTTTGTACAAATATGGGACGTTACAAGTAGATGTAAATTCAGTAGGCGTCACTTAACAGAAAGAAAAAAGTATTACAAGGAAGCTGAATATCCTTTTACTATAGATAAGGTCAATTATTAAAAATGAAAATATTAACTCCAGAAAATCACTGTTATGAAATGAACAGTTTACCAGAAAATGAAATAGAAGATATAAGATATTGCGTTATGGATGTTACAGATAAAGCAGATCCAGATTTCTTTTTTATCCCATTAGTATTCATAGAAACATTCAATGCACCAAGTATAAGTTTAAATATTGGTCCACACCAAATAGAAATGCCAATAGATTGGAATATATTAATAGGTGATAGAGATATAGGAGAACTAGAATTTGTGCCTCTTACAAGTATTAATGAAAGACCGTTCGAAACTATATTGACAAATCCTCTAGGAGGCTTTACAATGAGTTGGGAACCTATAAAAGTAAATAATGTTTTTGCAGATGTAAAATGGTTTTTTCCAAAGTTGAAATATGGTCATATTTTAACAGTTCCTTTGGAACATGGTACAAAACCAAAGTGTGCATACTTTGTTAAAGATTTAAATAGAATTCCAGACGTATTACATAGTTACGACTTTTTTTAAGGAATAAAAATGGCAGAAAAAATACCACTAAAAGAAATGTTAGGAGCAATGGATCGTAAAGATTTTGATTGGTTTTCTAACCTTAGTGAAGAAAAAAAGAAACAATGGAGTAGTTGGTTATTTCTTAGATACGCCAGTAGTGCAAAAGGTAAAGATAAAGAAGATGTTTTATTAAACACAAATGAATTTGTAAACAAGTATTATAAAGACTTGTTCAAATATCCTGAATTGTTGTGGAAGTTGTTTTGTTTAACTAGTACAGGAAAAAGTCAGTTCCACGAATATATTAAACCACCCAATTCAAGAGTCAAAACTGATAATGTTTCACAATTTATTTTACGTATGTTTCCACATATGAAAAGTGATGAAATAGATTTGTTTAGAAGTCTTAACAGTATTGACGATATTAAGCAAATAGCTAAAGATTTTGGTCTTACTGACAAAGAACTTGATGAAGTTTTTGGCTTAGTAAAGAAAAGGAAAAAGAAATGATTGAAATCTTTGGTTATATAATGTTAACTGTGAGTATTCATGCTAATGGAAACATTCAAGGTGAGGCTGTAAATTATTATACCTCATATCAAGATTGTTTTATAGATGCGGCTAGAAAACGTTCTGAACGTATTTTAGACGATATTGGTAAAGGATACGTTTGTGTAGAGGATTATATAGATGGAACCATATCACAATAAAGGATTTGGAATTGCATTTTTGTGGATTATTATACTCACAATGGTGCTTCCAATAACGGCAATGATGACTATAGACGATACATGGGATAGATTTCTTCAAAAATATGGAGACCCATGGAAGAGTAATTGTTGGGAAAATAGTAAACATGAAAGGGTATGCAAAGACGATAATACTTGTCTTATAGGAAGAAATTTCTGTATACCAGAAAAATTTAGATGGAGGGCAGAATGACAAATGACGAATTAGTATTAACAATTAATATACTTCAAAAAGAAATTGAAGTACAAAAATCTAGATATCAACCACACGATACAGGGCATATACGTACTGCGGTAGGTGTTATGGAAGATAGAGTAGATGAACTTATGAAAGGTATAAAGTCGGGCGATATGATTTCATTCCCATGGGCAGATAAAGTGCCAGAAGTAACAGGGAAATAACCGAACGGACCCGTAACTCAGCTGGATAGAGTGCTTGTCTACGAAACAAGATGTCGGGAGTTCGAATCTCTCCGGGTCCGCCAAAAGAGATAGTAGATGTTTGAGTGTAAATTTTGTGGTAAAGTTTTTAAAAGAGAAAAGACTCTATCCGCCCATATGTGTGAACAAAAACGCAGATGGGTTAATAAGGATTCTAAGTATGTAAGACTAGGCTTTCTTGCTTATAATCGTTTCTTTCAACTTACTACACAAGGTGGTAAAAAGAAAACATATGAAGAATTTGCAAAGAGTAAATACTACACAGGATTTACAAAGTTTGGCAAACATATACTAGATGTAAATGCAATAGATCCAGAAAACTTTATTGATTTTGTAATTACAACTAGTGTTAAATTAGATAAATGGTGTTCTGATGCAGTATATGAAACTTATATCAGAGAACTAAACAAAAAAGAAACGGCAGAAAGGGCTACTGAAAGAGGCATCTTATTGATGCAACAATGGGCAAGAGAAAATGATAGACCGTATAATGTATTCTTTAGGGAGATTAGTAGGCCACGTGCTATACATTGGATCAAATCCGGACGCATTAGCCCTTGGATTATTTTTAATTCTGTATCTGGTGTTGAACTTATAAACAGTTTCAATGACCATGAATTAAATTTAATCAATGAATATCTTGAACCTACATTTTGGACAAGAAAATTTGAGGTTAGAAAAGATGATGTATTATTTGTAAAAGAAATATTAACTAAGGCAGGCATTTAATAATGAAAATAGCAAATGAAAACGATAAAGAAATAATTGAAAGATTAGAAAGAGTCGAAGAAAAAATTGACAACGCATTAAAACGAATAGAAAGTTTAAATGAAAAGCTAAGTAGACATATAGATTTTATTGATAAAACATACGAAGGTTTACGCAATCCAATAGATGCGGCTAAAAGGTTTTTAGGTAGATAAATGGGAACTAAAAAAATAACAAGAGAAACATCAAAAACAGTTCAAGTTAAGGAAGATCCTGTAACTAAAGAATTGTACTTTGATTTGCCTCCTGGTGTATTAAAAAGTCTTGGTTGGAAAGAAGACGATGAACTTGAGTGGTACGAAACTCAGGAAGGTAATTGGGCTCTAAGAAAAGTTAGATTAGCAGAGGAACCTAAAGATATTGCTCGTGGAGAAAGAATCAAAGGTGAAAAGTTGTCACCTACGGTTAAAAAACTTTTGAAGGAAGAATAATATGGACGAAGTTGACGAAATGATAAAAAAATATATATATGAAAGTCCCGATGGTGGGAAAACAGTTTACCAAAGAGAATTTGGTGCACCTCATGAAGAAAGAGAACTTGTTCTAAGTCAAGAGGAAAGAGATAAAATGGATGATAAGGAACTCATGAAATTAGCAAATGAGTATAAAGGGTTATGTGATACTGAACAAACATTTGAACTAGATGTATCAAATTCTTTATATGGTTTACAAGAGGCAAGTACGATTACAACATCAAGTATGCCTTCATTAAGTCTAACACATTCTTATTCAACATCGGCGGCACACAGTTTTACACATGGTGTTGATGACTTTCTAGATTCAGGTGATGATCCAATAGTAGAAATGGAACAGAGATTAACTGCTATAGAAGATAGATTAAAGATACTAAAACCAGACCCTGATAAGCTAAAAGAATTTAAGATACTAGAAAGTATCTATGAACAATATAAGGCGGCTGAGGCGATGTTAAATGCTCCAGGACCGGAGGATAAGAATGAATAAGTCAATTAATTATAGTTGGGATAATGTACATAAAAGTATAAACAATATTGCTATGCAGATGTATAAAGATAATTGGAGACCAGACTATATTGTGGGTATTACAAGAGGTGGACTTGTTCCAGCAGTAATATTATCTCATTTGACAGATATTCCTATGCATACGTTATGTGTTCAGTTAGGTGCAGAAGGATTAGAAGAAAATATTGAAAGCAATGAGTTAATGGCCAAAGATGCTATTGAAGGTAAAAACATTTTAGTAATAGATGATATCAATAGAGGCGGTGATGCATTAGACTGGATAATTAATGACTGGAGTAAATCATCAGAAATTGGTTGGGAAGACACATGGCATGGTAATGTTAGATTTGCATCACTTGTTATGGATCCAAATTCTAAAGTTGATACAGATTATTTTTATGAAGAATTAGATACTGAAAGTGAAATATGGGTTAACTTTCCTTGGGAACAATGAAACATATTATACCTGACCAATTAGAACAAGAAACTCATCTGTTAGAATATTATGCAGGTACATATGGGGATTATGTATGTGGTATAATTTCTTACTCTATAGATGGGTACTATGACGATTATGTTGATTTAGAAGACGATAGAAGATATTGGAAAGTAGAACATTCACTAGTCAAACGAAATAGATATTCGTTAGGACTAAGAGGAAACGGATATGAGCATGTAGAAAACTATACAGATTTTATGTTGGCTCATAAAATATGGTTAGAGTTTCAGCCTCATTTTGATAACGTGTCTCCAACAAAAGTATTGTTTAATACGCACCCAAGAATTGGGTTTGCTGATGATAATCCTATAATTTATAGAACAATTACAAATAAATTTAAAAACACAAAAACAAAAATTATATCAATACCTTTAGAATTCGATGCTATATTTAAAGTAGCATGTAATGAATATTATACTAGCAGAATACATAAACTAGATACTAAAACTGATTTAAAAGCATTCTATAGTATATTCAAAGCACATGTAGATAAACAAAAAGGCATATTAAAATGTATCCCAGAAAAACAACGTTTTATTATAAGTGATATTGATAAACTATCTCCAAAAGATATTGTATCATATGGTGATGTAAACAGAGAAAAATTTGAAAGTTATCAGAAGTTGTACAATGATAAAAAGATGGATGTTCTAAACTGGCATACTAAAAGACTATACGAAAAAACTAAAGAAAGCAGACCAGGTTATATACTTGATTTAGAAAACTATTTAAAGTGATTCTACAAAACCCTTTAATATGTTTCTATCTACGTAAGGTCGGATATTGTGAGTTTGACTGTCTGATATCTTATAGTCTATTTGTTCAATACTTATATTATTACATTTAAACTGTTTTACATAAGTAACAAATTCATCATATTCATTATCATATTTTCCATATAGATACTTTACTTGTATATTAGGATAATCAGCAAGAAATCTAAATGGATCTAAAGTCTCAGATGCAACATTTAGTTGTTTAAACTTCCAACACTTTATTATATACATTGCTTGAACATTTGTTATAGGATATTTCTGATCCTTTAAATGATATCCTCTATCCAACCATTTTAAATATCCTTTAATCCAAGGTGAATGGTTCCAAGAATATGTGGACATACCTCCTGTAACAAAAACATTTGTAACTATATCTTTCAATTTATAACCAATACTTAATGCACTACCGGCATGTTTTGAGTCTGCATAGATGATAACTTTTTTATAATCTTTCTTGATATAACTTTTAATCTGATTACACATTTTTTCTTGTGTATTATTTTCGTCACTACAACCTAGAACCATCATACTTGGATATGTTGATTCAGGAAATCTCAAAGGGTCTTCATTTACTATTAATAAATCTGTATCTAGATTTACTATTTTATCACTTACATTTGTAAGAGGACTAGTAAGACGACCTTCATGTCCTGCAAAGCTAGTCAAAAGTATAATAAGTTTATCATGATTTGTAGTTGTCTTTTTCCAACACATAGTAAAATCACTACTTACATTTTCAAATTTTTCTACGTCATATGAGTAAACGATGTCTTGTGCAAAGTTCCAACTACCTGTCTTTATTTTATTTTCAAGAACTTCTTTAACATCTTTTTTGAAAATCTTAGTATAGATATCAGTATCTTCAAGTGACTCTAGACTTTTGTATTTTTCATACAACATATATTCATGAAAGTAATTACAATCGATTTCATTATCTAAATCGATATCTATATCATATATTTTAATTCGCATTAATAACCGCCTTCATTCGCTTTTACATGCTCATAGAAGGGTGCTAATTTAAAATCTTGTGTTATACGACCTCTTCTTGTACTTCCTGGATCAGGTATACCATTGTCGTTTTCAGTATCCCAATTTGTTATTTTTATCCAACGACCTCTATTATACATCTTGTTACCCTCTCTTAAAGGGAATAGAATAGTATTAGGTTCCCAGAAAGTATTATAATAAGGAATCCCATGATGGCTCCAAATATAGTCCTCTGATACACCAAATTGGTCTGCACATAACTTTACCAACTTATCCATTTTAAGATTTTCGTCCGTATCTTTTTGGTATCTACCTATCTGCCCAACATTTTTAATTCTCATCATTATATTTCTGATATTTTCTCTATCAATTACTTCTAGTAATCTTGCTGGAGCTTCTTCATTAATACCTTCAATAATAATAGTTCCAGTATTTAAATTCATTTTTCTTTCAGCGATATTTTTTAGTGCTTTTATTTTCTTTTTAGCACAACGCATTTCATCTATTTGTTCATACCAATCATCATTATCTACGCCATTTAAACTCAACGTCACATGTCTAAGTCCTGCTTTGAATAATGTATCCAAGTATTTTTTATGCGATAATCTCAGACCATTTGTGACCATAGTACAACTATGTTTTCTACCATTAGTTCTGCCATTCTCATATACTGCACGAATAAATTCTGCACAGTTTGGAGATACAGTTGGCTCAGCACCGATAATACGAATGAATGCTCTACCTCCTAATCTAGACATAAAATCTTTAAATTTATCTAAGTCCATATCAGGTGGTTCTCTACTAGGTATATAACAGTTTTTACAAGTCATATTACACTTGTGAGTGATATCTGCAAAGATATCAACAAATGTATTGTCTTCTGGTTCTGTTACTTTAAATTTGAATAGTTCTTTATACGTGAATATTTGTTCTGACATATATAGTGTGTCCTAAATTAATAAATAGTATATGATATATTTATCTGGAGAAAAATATGAATAAAGCACAAATGATACTTTTATTTCATCACATCATGCTTGGTGTTGGTATCTATATTTATGGCTTCAATATTGCTTGGGCAGTTGCTATTTTCTTTGCAAGTATGGCCTGGACTAAGCTAATAGGTAGTGATATTGTACACTATTACTTTGGTCATGGTAGATATAAAGATGGTATAAAAGGATATCTTTATACATTTTTAGCATTGACTACAGGTTTAGGTTCACCAATAAGTTTTGCGGCTTCTCACAGACAACATCACAAATATACTGATACAAAAAGAGATCCACATTCACCTGGTCATATAGGTTGGTTTAGAGTATACTTCTTAGATTGGGAACCACAAAATATACACCCTAGAATGATTGCAGACTTTGTACGTAGCAAATTTCAGAAATGGATGCATAAGAATTGGTTCTATTTACAGATATTATTAATAGCAGTTGTATCACTAATAGATCCAAGAGCATTATGCTTTATATTATCTCCTTTTGTAATTTATACATTTCATTCAGGTTCTATTCAGAATACAGTAGGGCATCTAGGCGGAGGACCATATAATGCTTGGTTTTTATTACCTATTATGCCATGGGCTTGGGATCATGATGACCATCATCATGGTAAACATAAAAATTAACTATTGACAAATCACTATATCTTAGTGTATACTGTAAAGAAATAGGTGCAATATGCCAGCAGATATGTTAAGACATTCAAATGTCAAGGAAAGACTTGACCGACTTAGAAAAATAAGTGGTAAGATAGAACATCTTAGAAGATTTCATAGCGATTTTGAAAACAAAGAATTTCTGCAATGGACTCCAATATCTCATGAAGATATTAATTATGAAAAGATAGTTGTTGAAAGTGCAGGATATGTTACACAATTAGTAGATTGGTGTAATACTCATTGTCAAGACCATTACGTTGCATATCAAGGAAAATTTTATTTTAAGAATGAAAATGATGCCGCCTACTTTACAATGGTATGGAAATAGTATATAATGGAAATAGTGAAAGTAGAAACTGATATAGATATTGACGTTGTTGATAGAGATAGTGTGTTAACACATTTTTGTCACATAAACGCAAGTATTAAAAAAGGTAAAGAATATACAAAACATAATAGTGGTGTATATCTTCAACCTATTCCATATGATCCTGTTTCAAAATTATCAAGTATAGAATATAAAGAGGCAGAAGAACGAGGATACTTCAAGTTAGATTTTCTTAATAATAGTTTGTATGAAGGTGTCAAAGACGAAAAGCATTTAGATGAATTAATTGCTAAAGAACCTTTATGGGATTTATTACAACACGAAGATATAGTTAAAAATTTAGTTCATGTTCATAATCATTTAAATGTTCTAAAAGTGATGAAACCTAAAAGTGTAGAAGAATTAGCAGAAGTGTTGGCAGTAATAAGACCTGCTAAAAGACATTTACTTAATGAAAGTAAAGAAAAAATTAGTAGTGAAGTATGGGTAAAACCTGATGATGATTCTTACTATTTTAAAAAAGCACATGCTATTGCATATGCATTAAGTATTGTAGTTCAACTTAATCTATTTTGCGAACAAGTTGAACAGAACGCCTCTTAATACGTTTCTTTATAATATTAGATAAACTAGTTTCAGGACCCCAAAGAACCTCAGTGTCTTTTGAATTCATATTTAATATCCAATTTTTATATAGTGAAATCTGAGAGCCTAAGAATAAATTTATAGGCATAAGTCTATTTGATTCCCACCACCATTGTTCACCTAATTCAATAAATTTCTTTCTTAACTCAGGTGTTGGAATATCTTCAAAATTATACATTGAAGTTATTACTTGGTCAGAATTTATTATTATGCCTAGATACTCTTTATATTCTTTCTTATTTCCATATCTAATATAGGAAAAGAAAGGATAATTTTCCTGCATCCATTTGACTTTATCTTGCTCCATCTTTATATTTAGCATGGTTAGGAAAGTGGTCTCTGGAAGATAAATACATATATGATAAACGTCAATATGTATCAATATGAAAGAGATATAGAAATTGCTTGTTTAGAAGGTGACAATACAAGCAGTATGACAAACTACCTGGGGAATATGCCAATGTACGATGGAACACACAAATTACATAAGGGTATTGACAATACTCTTAGATTCAAATTAAAAGATACAGATAGAAAACCTATCGATTTAACTAACAAAACTATTATATGGAAAATGTATGATAGAGAATCAAGAGAAAATGTATTATTCAAATACCTTACTGTCACCAACGCAACCAAAGGTATGGCATCTTTAGTAATCCAAACGGCTGATACAATCATGCTTCCTCAGGGATTTTATCAGTTTGCTATGTATACTGTAGAAAATGGCGTAGAGCAAATTATATATACTGACACCTATGATAATGCCAAAGGCGCAATAGAAGTTATTGATGATGTTTATCCAGAGTTTGAACCATCACAAGTATGTGAAAACTTTTTTGATGATGGTAATTACTTTATTTCTACTGCATTTAATGGTTCAGGCGGAACATCCAAGTCTAAATCAATTCATACTCTTGCTATGTATTTTGATAATTTTACAGGATCAGTTGAGATACAAGGTGATTTAAGTGAACAACCAAGCAATACACATGATGATTGGTTTTTAATGTCTCCTGAGTTATTCTCTAATACAACAATTACTATCAATAATGAAACAGGTGTTCAAGCATTTGTACTTAAAGCAAATGTTAATTGGATAAGAGTACGATATACTGCGACAACTGGTTCTATCAAAAAAGTCCTACTAAGAAACTAATATTACACTTGACTTTCCGGTCTTTGTTTGCTATATTATTAGTATGGACCTTCATCAAAAAATATACCAGCATGTGCCTGGTAAAAACAGACAAGCAAGTGGTGGTTGGCTAAGTTTCAACTGTCCTTGTTGCGTTGGGGAAGGCGAACCTCGACTAGATAATAGAATGCGTGGGGGTATCCGTAGTGACGGTGATTCCATATCATACCACTGTTTTAACTGTGGATTCACTGCAAGTCATCGAAACGGAAGGATACTTAACAAGAAGTTTGTAAAACTCATGCGTTATTTGAACTTTTCTGAAAGTGATATAAAGCGTTTACAGTTAGAAGCTATCCGTCAGAAAGAATTGAATGAAGGTCCATACCTTTTTGCAAATAAAGTAAAACATACAAGAATACCAAATTTTCCTGATAGTGAACTTCCAGAAGGATCAGAAAATCTAGAGGCATTATTATCACAAGATAATCCTCCTGAAGGTTCTATCTTTGCAGTAAAATATCTAATTGATAGAGGTGTCTATGACCATATAGATAATGTTTATTGGTCTCCTCATATGAATTTTAAAAATAGAGTTATATTTCCTTTTCATCAAGGAGATAAAATAGTTGGATATACTGCACGTGATATAACTGGTAAATCTTCTTCTAAATATATTACAAAATCTCCAAAAGCATTTTTGCACAATACAGATAAGATAAAAAGTAATAATAAATACTTAATAGTATGTGAAGGCATTATAGATGCATTGGCATTAGATTGTGTGGCTATAACAAGTAATGAAGCCTCACAGGATCAAATTGATTATATTAATCAATTTAGAGGCGAAATAATTGTTTGTCCTGACAGAGATAAAGCAGGAGAGAAACTAATTAAACAAGCCCAAGAAAATGGCTGGAGTGTCTCTTTTCCAATGTGGGAAGATGATATAAAAGATGCCGCAGATGCAATACAACGATATGGAAAGTTGTATACATTAAAAAGTATTATAGATGCACGTATTAGTAACAACACTAAAATAAGTGTGAAAATGAGAATAGGATAAAAAATGAAAAAACAAATGACTATTATTCCAGAACCAAAAGAACAACCGAAACCAACTCCGCCTCCTCCAATGCCTCAACCGCCTGTACCACCAAAACAACCAGGCGAATACAGTAAAGATAATGGTATTCTTTTCATGGAGAAAGAGTTCAATCAAGAAAACTGTATGCCTTTGGTAAAAATGATTATAGAATATAATCTTATGCCAAAAGATAAAGCACCAACAAATATTCACCTATACATTAATTCTCCTGGAGGTATGGTAGATAGTTGTATGCATCTAATTGATACAATTAAACAATCACGAATTCCAGTTAGAACATATGGAATGGGTTCAATCGCTAGTTGTGGTGTTATGTTAATGATGTCTGGTGTAAAAGGACATAGATATCTAACACAAAATACGGCAGTTATGTCACATGAATTCAGTGGTGGACAAAAAGGACAGTATCATGATATGCTGGATAGTAAAAAGCATATGGATTGGACTAACGAAAAGTTACTAGAACATTATATTAAATGTACTGGTAAAACAAAAACTTACATTCGCAAACATTTATTAGCACCAAAAACGGATCATTGGTTAACTCCCGAAGAGGCAGTTAAACATGGAATTGCCGATAAAGTAATCACAACTTATTAGAAATTTTTTAAATTTTTCATTGACAACAAGTATAAAATTTGCTATTCTAGAAGTTATATACAACTATCTATAAAGGTGCAAAGGTCTATGAAAATTATATCCGGTAATAGTAATAGAGATTTGGCACAATCTATTGCTGAACATTGTTTCAGCGATTTAGTGCCAGCTAAAATAGATACATTCGCTGATGGCGAGTGTAATATAGAATTTCAAGAAAACATCAGAGGTGAAGATGTTTTTATAATTCAAAGTACTAGTAGTCCAGTTAATGATAATCTTATGGAACTTATGATTATGATTGATGCGGCTAAACGTAGTTCTGCAAAAAGAATTACGGCAGTTATTCCATATTTTGGTTATGCAAGACAAGATAGAAAAAGTGCATCACGTACTCCTATCACTGCAAAACTTGTATCAAACTTATTAACAAAATCAGGTGCAGATAGAATTTTAACTATGGATTTACATGCAGGTCAAATTCAAGGATTTTTTGATATACCTGTAGATGATTTAACTGCTAGATTAATTTTTATTAAAGATATACAAAAAAGTATTGGTACTTTACCTGAGGATATAGTTTTTGTTTCACCAGATGCTGGTGGTACAGTAAGAGCAAGAAAATTTGCTGACATGTTTAATGCCAATTATGCTATCGTTGATAAACGAAGACCAGAGGCAGGCAAGTCA